GGTAAGTCTTGGAGTTCTGGACAGTTTACTGTAGGCACAAGAACAATTACAGGTATTAAAAGTCCGACTATGGTAGCTGTTGGTAAAGGTGGAAAGATTCTATCTCGTGACTGTGACTTGATTATTGCAGATGACATTGAGGACCATGGCACTACAATACAGCCGAGTGCTAGAGAGCAGACTAGGCAATGGTGGACTACAACACTATCTAGTCGTAAAGAGGAACATACAGCTATTGTTGTTATTGGATCAAGACAGCATCCTGAAGATTTATATAACTTTCTTTTAGAAAACCCAGAGATGACCACGATTGTAGAAGAGGCACATAGTACGGAGTGTGTACTGCCAGAAAACGAAATTGAGTTACATACTGACTGTATGTTATGGGCAGGAAAGCGTAGTTACAAATGGTTATTGTCAAGATTACACGCAGCTGAAACCACAGGTGGTAAAGCTATTTTTGAGATGGTGTATCTTAACAAAGCATTTGTAGATGGTATAACAATGTTTGATGTAGAAGAGATAGATGTTTGTAGAGATGTAAATAGAGTTGTAGGGCAGGTACCTGCTGGAACACATTTGATAGCAGGACTTGACCCAGCTTCTACAGGTTATCAGGCTTGTTTCTTATGGGCTATAGATTCTGATTCAGGAAAACTTTATATGGTTGATATAGAAAACCAAGAAGGTGGTGGTGTCATACAAGCTAAACAAACAATAAAGAAATGGCACGAGATGTATGGACTTTCACACTGGGTTATTGAAGAGAACGGTTTTCAGAGAGCGATACGACAAGATAAAGATTTAAAAGATTACTGTTCACGAGTAGGTATTTACTTAGAAGGACATCAGACACAAAAAAATAAATTTGACCCTATCTTTGGCGTTGGAAGTATGAGAGAATTATTTAAGGAACAATTAATAAGTTTGCCTTATGGTAGTGCAGAAAGCGAAACAAAGAGTAATATATATCGTAGGCAACTAATTTATTTTTCTACTGGTGCTAGTAAGCAGTCTGGTAGAAATAATAAGTCAGATGTTGTTATGGCTTCTTGGTTTCCAATGAAAGTTATAAGAAGAATGCAAAAAGAAAGATTGGCTGAAGTAGGATTAGATTATGAACCAAGTTTTGGAGAATGGGATATAACTGATATGAACGAAACGCCTTGGAGTTAGAATGACACCTGAAGAAATACAATATCAAGTAACACAATTACACTTTGACAACCAGAGTGCATACTCTACTCGTGGTCGTATTCGTGCCATTATGAATGGTGGACCAGATGGTATTCAAGCATTGCTTGGAGATAACCTTAAAGGTTTCCAAGATTGGCAAGTACCTGTACCAAACCTTATGATGTCTGGACTAGAACACTTGTCACAAAAGATTGGTCGTATTCCTAACTTAAAAGTTGATGTACCTAATGGTAAAGATTCTGACAGAGCAAGAATGAAAGCTGAAAAGATTGGCAGAATTGTTAATGCCTATGATGAGGTACAAAAATTAGATTTACAAATGCCACAAGTAGGTAGATGGTTACCTGGTTATGGTTTTGCTGTATGGGTAATTAGAGAGAAGAGAGATGCTAACGGAACACCATATCCTTGTGCAGAACTTCGTGATCCATACAACTGTTTCCCAGGTTACTTTGGTGCAGACCAACAACCAAAAGAAATGGCTATTGTTCGTAGAGTACCTAAAGAATCTTTAGCAAAAGTTTATCCTAAGTTTTCAGACAAAATTATGTCTAAAGACCCTTACCAAACAAACACTCTTGGTGTTGGTAATGCTTATGCTTCTGCATACACAGATTCTTATAACGGCTCTTGGGCAAACTCAAATGGTGAGGGCGACTTAATAGCAGAGTATTACAATGAAGAAGGTACATACATTTTCCATATGACCTCTGCAACTATTCTTGACTTCATACCAAATCCACTTGATAGTGGACCTGCATTTGTTATTGCAAAGAAATTTGCTTTTGATAGATTGCAAGGACAGTATGACCAGATCATAGGACTTATGGCTTCTATGGCAAAGATTAATGTGATGTCAATAATAGCAATGGAAGATGCCGTGTTTACAGAAACAAACATTTCTGGAGAGATAGAGTCAGGACAATATCGTAAAGGTAGATTCGCTGTTAACTATCTAGCTCCAGGTACACAAGTATCTAAACCAGCATCTAATGTTCCTTATCAGATTTTCCAACAGATAGATAGAATAGAACGACAACTTCGTGTTGGTGGTTCTTACCCTGTATCTGATGATTCACAGTCACCACTTAGTTTTGCTACTGGTAGAGGACTTGAAGAGTTAGGTGCATCTATGTCACTTATGATTAGAGAGTATCACACAGTTATGTCTGATGCTATAGAGATGATTGATGCTAAACGATTAGAGTGGGATCAGAAAATGTATGGTGGCTCTACTAAATCACTATCTGGATATATGGATAATACTTTTTACTCTGAAACATATGAACCAACAAAAGATATAGCGAATAGCTTTAAGACACGAAGAGTCTATGGAGCTATGGCTGGTTATGATGAACCACAGAAAATTGTTACTGGTTTACAGTTACTACAAGCTGGTATTATTGACAGACAAACACTACAAGAAAACCTAGATGGTTTAGATAACCTTGTTAGAGTTAACGATAGAATTACAAAAGAAAAAGCAGACAGTGTATTGTTTGATACATTGTTAGCACAAGCCCAACAGGGTGATGCTAAAGCAACTATGGCTGTTGTGCAGATAAGAAAGAATCCTGATGATATGCAAAATATCTTAGATAAGTTCTTTACAGCAGAAGAGCCAGAGATACCAACAGCTGAACAAGAATTGCTTGGAGGAGGTGCTTTGCCACCACAAGGTCCTCCACCAGGCATAGCTCAACTACTTGGTGGGTTAGGTGGATAATGTCAATTAATAAAAAGTTTGAAGAGATTGTAGATTTTTGTTTAGTAGATGTTGATGAGCTTGGTGATGACATTATTTTAGAAGAAGATGTATTTAAACCACGAGGCAAAATGTACATTGACCAACTTCCACCTTTAGTATTCCCATTTGGTTATATGGTTATAAGTTCAGCATTTCAATTTTTTGAAGAAGAAGAAGAGGATGAAGATGGCGAGATCACCGAGTAATAAAGGTATAAGTAAAAGAAACACTAATGTTCCACCAGCAGCTAGGAACTATTCTGATAACACACAAGCTGTGCGTAGAATACCTGGTGTTGATTATGGTGAACAAAAA